AAGCATGGTTTTATCAAAATCTTTAATCCACTTCTCATACTCTTCGTCAGTCATAGTGCTTCCCCTTCTAGACGCTCTAGCACAGCCAGAGCATTAGCAAGGTTTAACACCGCTTGCGAGGATTTCATGGAAGCATCTGATGACGGGGTCTTGTATGATTTTATTTCTCTGGCTATTTCTTCTATGGCTTCTTTTATTTCACTCTTCATAGGGTTCTAACTCCTGTGATTAATGTTAGTGGGTGGGAGTGGCTACTTGCAGGGTTCCGATAGATTAACCCGTGGAATTGCACCACTATTACACTCCCGTAAACCTAGTAGTAATCCCCCTTGCGGGTCAGTTTTGGCTCGTCATCTGCCTCGTCGCTGCCGAGACTTAGAAAGCCGCCCTGTCTGAATCTTAACAGCGCCTGGGTAGATGAATCGACGAGATCGTCATGCTCCCCTGCGGGGAATGCCGCAAACTCGTTCATCACCTCTTCCGCGAAGCGGTGTTCAGGACACCACACCACCCCGGACGCAAACAGGTCTGCCACGGCGTTAACCCTGGCGATCTTGTCATTTCCCCGTGATGGAGTAAATTCGGAAACCGGAATGCCCATCGCCCTTAATTCAAAGATCAATGGCATGCCAGCCGCTTTCGCCTCGACAATAAACGCATCAGGTTGTACCTCCTGATACTTCTCATAGGCGGTTTTCTTGAGTTCTGGAAATTCAAGGCGCTCCTTGAATGCATCCAGCAGGATGATATTGGGTGTGGTTATCCCCTCATCATTGGGTTTTGAGAAAACACCCCATGTGGTGCAGGCGGAATAGTCCGACCGCTGGGTCTTGAGAAATGCCGTGTCCCATGACTGGATAACAAAATCACACTGTGGCGGGGAATCCGGTTCCCAGATGTTCCACCACTCACGCTTTACCAGCGCGCCTTCCTCTGCGGTAGGGTTCTGCTGATACTGGGCAGTCCACTTCGACGCAGGTAGCTCATTACGCAAAGAGATAAGCTCTTCAAGCCCCCAGAACTGGGGCCATAAAGCCTTTTCTTTTGGTTGGTTTTCGTACATAATTGCAGGAAATTCAATGACTTCCCACTGATCGGTTCCTTCCCGCTGAGTAGAAGCCTTGATGATCTTTCCTGTCAGGTCGCGCATGTGCCACCGTGTCATAACGATGACAATTGCACCTCCTGGTTGTAAACGCTGGCGAGGGCCGGATGTATACCAGTCATAGGTTTTATCAAATACCGAGGGATCAGCGCTTTGACCTTCCTGCTCACTATGAGGGTCGTCAATGATAAGCAGGTCTGCACCTTTACCGGTAACCGCACCACCAACACCGATAGCGAAGTATTCACCGCCTTTGTTGGTACTCCAGCGCCCAGCCGCTTTGGAGTCAGCCTGTAATGCCAGCTCTGGGAAAATTTTCTTGAAATCTACGTCATCGACGAGGTTACGAACCTTTCTGCCGAAACCAACTGATAACTCCGCGGTGTGGGCAGTCTGAATAACCTTCCTGTCAGGATACTGCCCCAGGAACCATGCAGGCAGAAGATAAGAGGCAAACTCACTCTTGGTATGCCGCGGCGGCATATTAACAATCAACCGCTTCAACTCACCACGCGAAATACGCTCAAACGCATCCGCCATGATCTTGTGATGCTCACCGTCTATGAACGCAGGCCACATCATCCTTACAAAATCAAGAAAACTGCCTCTGCCAGCCTCACGCCGGGTAGCGTCATCAAGCTCTTCAAGCAGCGCCAGAATCTCATGCTGATCAGGCAATGTCATATTATCAAGATCAGCAACCAGTTCCGGGCTTATGTTCACATAGCATCCTGAGAGTTAAAACCATGCACACTCTAGTGTCACACTAGTAGTGTCACACCAGGTTAACATCATAAATAATAAAAAACCCTATAACATCATACTCACGTTCACACACTATCGTTCACATACTATACGATGGTGTACGGTAACATCCTCTCCACATAACTCTAACCAATTTTACCATATAGTGCCTATTGACAAATTCACTGTCAACTATAAAAACCTTCAAAAATTTGAAAATAATTTTGTTGGGCAGGGACTCCTATGCGTTTATTGACATAATAGGGGGGTAGTCAAAAATATAGAATCGTTTGTGGGGAACTATGTCTCCGTAGTTTGGTGGGTGTTTCCTGGCACAGGGGGGGGTGGGGGTATTGACCTGATGGCATGCTGGGAATTGAGAGGCTAGGGTTGTGGGCAGTGCTATGAATGTGGGACATGTGGCACTGTTGGGATCGTATGGTAGCAGGTAGCACACTTACTGCTGACCATCAGCTATTGTTGACCACTCGTTCTAGTGTACTTGATCAGTGTCAGTGTCCAATGCTTTGTTACGTTGTGCAATCTCACGCAACCTCACCTCAATCTGTGCTGCTATCTCTTCACTGCTACGTTCGTTACCTCGGACCTCGACAACCTCGGTGAAGACTCCGCAACTTTTACCCAAGAGCTCCAGAGCTCGGATGCGATTGCTGTCCTTTGGCTCTGCATTAGTGGAATAGTGTTCCAATCGTTCAAGAACTTTCTGCTTGGTAGACAGTCCCTTCGAGAGCTGGGAGGCTTGTTCAGAAGCCATTCTCCTATCCCTTAGCTCGTTTATCATTGTGGCGATAGTGGGGTTAGCAGCTAGTCTGGTTGCTTCGCGTCTTATGGTAGAGGCTGCCATATTTTCACAGTCATAGGCGGAACGATATGCACTGGTGAGCTGGAGACCTTGACTACCCACTGCGATAGAGAACAAGCGCTGTTTATCTGTGAGCCCGTCGCGTCGTTTACCCATGCTGTGTTTACTCCAGCCTGATTCGATTGGAGTGAGGATACACTGCCGAGAGCCCCGCTGCAACGCGAGGGAAAACCGGACCGCCGCTGACGGCCTTCTGAGACCGTCCGCTAGACGATCCACTTGCCCTTAGCACTACTATTAATTCTTTAACCATCATCAGCAGGAGTGATTGTGTGAAGGAAAATATCAGAGACCATATGCAAATAATCCAGTTATTAGGCGTGATAATTGTTGCGCTCATAGGCAATAGGGAGTAGACTTCCCTCAGTAGTTAATTTCAACCAAATGAGAATGATTCTCAATAAGGAAAATGAGGCGAGGCGGACAGGGATAGCCGCCAAACCTCAAAGGACCAACGATATGCCTACATCATCAACAGCCGAATTAGTGGCGACCCCCGCACAAGCCGAATCATGGGTAACAACCCAAGGTACTTTCCATCGTGGCAATCCCCGCGCATGGTTGCAGTTCAACCACACGCACCCCGCAGCTCAGGCTGGCTTCGTTGCCAACGCCCGCTACGACATCGAGTATCTGCCCGACTTCGTTATATTAACCCTCAAGCCAGAAGGCAAACGCAAGGTCAGCAATACCTCGCGTGGCGCTACTCTGGATATCAACTGCCGTGCAACCAAGCAGTACGATTGGACCCGCGGTATCTACTGGCAAATCGAGCAGGGACTCATCATCATCCGCGCCGCTGTCTAGATTCAATCCACCATAGCCGATCCAGAACCCAGCCCAGCGCTGGGTTTCTGGGTGAGAGACACAGGAGAATATATGAATATCTTAATCGACATTGTTATTAAACGAGTGACCGGCAACGAATCTGGATTTGCCAACACACCAACTGGCTGGGGAATATTTCTGAATCACCACGGCCAATCTGAACTGGCCCACTTCTATGCCACGCAGCAACAGGCAACAGAACAGGCCGAATACATTGTAGCGAAAGCTAGAAGGGGCGAGCTCACTATCGATTGCCGATAGAGAGACCAACCCATCATCAACGAGGACTAACGATATGTTACCAGCCCAATATTGTCGAATAGAGACCGCCGCCGGAGGCGTCGGATGTACTCATAGGGAATTCATCCGCGCATGCCACGGAGTGCTAAGTGCCAAAGGTAAATCCAGAGGCAGCCGCACTTGGCGGCATGAATGGATTCGAGAGGGATTTACCCATCTCGAAAATTCTAGAAGACTTTTCTATAAGGTCGCGACCGGCTCAGCTTCTCGGTGCATCATCAATTAATCAACCAACGAGGACCAACGATATGACTGACACTTGCCCACTATGTAAAGAATCTGGACTAACTCCAGATGACTTTGAAAACCTGCCATTCCCTAGTGACTTTCTTCACACTAGATTTAACACGCCACAGACTCCAGCTAATACATTAGTGTGTATCGGTTGCGCGGAAGGCGAATTTGAAAAGAAGTGCGATGAAGCTGCACAGCGTTATCTGGATGATTTGGTAGGCACTTAATATCAAATAACCTTCAATCCACATAGCACAAACCAGAACCCAGCCCAGCGCTGGGTTTCTGGGTGAAAGCAACCAACGAGGACCAACGATATGACTGACACTACCATTAGAAGGGACTGCCCCCCATTTGTCCCCTACCTGAGACTGCGTGTTGTTGCAGAACAATACAGAACAAGTTTAAGGGCGAATGACAATGACGAGGCTCCAAGTTACAGGGGCAGCGACGGAATCAGGCGAAGGATTAATTCTGATTATTACGTTGTCGCGGAATTCTCGGACGGCCAATCATTTGCCGGACCAACGCGGTTCGGCACTCGAACTCAAGCTGATGCAATAGTCAAGTATCTCCGCAACCTTAACTATTTTTTCGATCCCAAGGACGCAGAGAAATTTAACTGGAAACCATACACCAGCTTGCCATCTGAGACTCTACACGAAGAGCTCCAGCGTAGGGGTTATCACCGACAATGGATAGGGGATAACAAGGACTAACCCTCAACCCACATAGCCCAAACCGAGCCCCGCTTAACTGCGGGTTCCTCGGTGAAAGACATCGGTACAGGCTCTGCCTGGAACCGGGCAAAAAATAAATCCGTACACCGCAGTGGTTGGTGTACTTCAACCGAGGACAAACATAATGACATACACAATTGATGACATCGAGAAGGGGTATTGCCAGATAGATGGCGGCACTGTCTATGAATGTTACTTTCCGAAAGAGCGCCAGTACTGGAACGGCTGGGCTGTCCCTGCCGGACTAACGGCAAAATCATTGTGCGATTTTATCGATGAATCGATGAGGTGTTACAGCCCGACAGATAACCCCGAAGACCACATAGCACGGGATGAATGGTGCGTTGACTTGCTGACCAGCATTCGCCCCTATGAGTATGGCGGCCTCACCATCTACGCAGTTGGTGACGGCCTCATCTGGGATGAAGTGAATCAATCAGGAGAACCAATATGAGCATAGCAATAGGGGATGCCTTCCTAGTGAAAGGCGGTTGCAACAGCCACGGGGCTGGGACACAGCTAGCAGTGGTCCGAAAGATTACGAAGCAGGGGAACGTCTACTGTTTCAAAATCTCCAAGCGTACCGCCAGTGTCGTGGCACGCAACTATCGCTTGGATACAAACCATGTGATTGAAGCCGTTGACTTCAACAAATGGATTGCACATCAACAACATCCAAAGGGAGCTCGCCTTGTGCGACAGCTCGCAGAGATCACCGAAAATGAAAAACAAGGAGATACATAATGACTGACAGACTAACAGTTAAAAACGTGAAGCACAGCGAGTTCGCATCGCATGAAACTTACTGCTTTGAATGCTCGGTTTATTTCGACGGGATCAAGGTTGCCACAGCGGATAACGAGGGGCGTGGCGGCCAGACTTTTGTTTCCTTCACTGATCGGGATGCAGAGAAAAAAGTACGAGCATGGGAGAAGGAACAGCCCAAGATTGTCTCCGAGTACAAGAGCCATAAGGACGATGATGAATTCTTGAGCTACCCCTTCAGTTTGGAGAGTGCCATTGATCCATTGGTAGGTGATTTTATTACTGAGCGCGACCTAAAACGAAAGCTGAAAACAAAGCTCCTCATTGCCGATGATGAATGCAGTAAGGGAGAATTTTATACTTGGACGCTGAATAAATTTGGTCAGCTACCCATTGATGAGGTAGCTAACATTGTCCTTTCTGGGAACAAGTTCAAAAATCCTGTGGTTCTTAATCTGCTGCCTTTCGAGGAAGCCCTGAAAAAATGGGGGAATAACTAACATGCCATACATCAACTATAGCGGAGCGCCTTGCGGCCAATGCGGAAAGCATGGCGAGCACAAGACAACATGCCATCACTGCGGACGGGGCGAGCACATCGCCCAGCTTTCGTTCAAAGATTTCCAAGCGTCGAAACAATTCATTGAAGAGGATACCCCGTATAACGAGTTCGAGGGAACTTACCGCGGGTATGTCTATCTCGTTGGGGAAAACATCGGGGAAGCCCGAACCAGCCATCTCAATGAGAAGGAGCGCTACGATCTGGAATATCGTTCTGCCTGGGGAGACGATGCACCAAGTCATCTGCTCCCCTACTTCCACATACTACAGGTGGATTCACCTTACGATGAGGACGAGGACAAGGGTCACTGGCTGCTCACGATTGAACAAGAGAGCCTGTATGGGGATCAGCTCGAAGCCCTCGAACACAAACTGTATGAATGGGTATGCGGCGAGTTGTTCCTAGACGAGATTGGCCGCGATGAATTTAATTATGGCCGCACCAAAACTCAACCACTGGAGGACAAAGAAGATGACTGAAATACTCCTTGCTTTTATGAGAGAAAAGTTGCGCGAGTCGGGTGACCCCCATCTTGTGCAACTTGAGAGCGAGTTGAATGACTCGCAGTTATTAACCGTCATCAAGGCTTTCAGCTCTGATGACTCTACCGAGGCAGTGGATTCTGCCTAACCCGATGCCCCTCAACTCAGGCGCTGCATAACTTATATAACAAGGCAGGCGTGAGGCGAGGGGCATAAACTCAACCACAGGACTAATATGAAATATTTATCGGACTACACCTCAGCAGCCCAAACCGAACTATTTAAATCTAGCGGAGTTATCTTTGCTTTCAGCCAACAACAATTTGATGAGCAAAAAAAAGACGGCGTTAAATATGTGCTGGTAGGCGCTGGCCTGATCTGCCCGAAAGCGAACATAGACGAGTTGCACAATGGGCTGGATTCAATACAGGCCGCTGGAGTGGCGGCAGACATCAGCGAGAACGGCGTGAAAGCAATCATTCACCGAGAACTGGCGAACCATGAAGCACAGATAAGTTGCAGTTGTAGCGACACTATAGAGGCGCTCGCAGATTATCCTAGTATCACGCCCGAAATGATACGCGCCGAATACCCAGCATACTTCGACCATTGCGTTAAAAATAACTTCTTCTGATATGAAGAGACTTGGGGGTTTTAAGATGAAAACAATTGAACATCCGAAAGCAATCGCGCTGACAAGTTTGCCACGCAGTGAGGAACACCCAACTTGGCAACCGCGCTTGGTTGCCAAAAAACAACATGGCCCCATCGCGTCCAGAAAGTACGAATACTTCTGGATGATCCGCGCCTACGGCGGTTTGTTTTTTGAAGGGAAGGAAGCCAATGCACTGCAAACAAGATTCCGAATTAAAAACCCGACAGTAAATTTACTGACGGTGAAAAGTAAAAGTGCAGTACTAAAACTTTTCAAAGAAGTAGATGTGGCACGATGCACATCAGCAATTCCCAAATCACTTTGGGGAAAATTTCACTTTAGCTCATCAACCAAAGGACAAGCCTCATGAATAAAGCTAACGTTACACTAACCGAATGGCAAGTGCATTACTTCGACAAGCCAGAAGGTGAACGCCACAGCCCGTCAGACTTCGGCGGTGAATATGAATTTTTCTATGAAAAGGAAAGAGCTTTCACCTTCGCCATAAATCGCGCCGAAACTTGCTCCGACGTTAGCGTCACCAAACTGGAGGATACTGCTCCGGTGGCAGTGTGGCGCGGGGAGCGCTCATACGAATGGGTAGGAAATATCGAGCTGGCGGATGATGACAATCTCTACATGGTCAATTTCACCCAGCACGATGCCCCAGAAGACCGAGCAGAAACACTTGATGATGTTATGGACGCTGTCGATGATGTCGTCGTGTCAGGCTGGGGAAAATATGCAGGCAAGAAAGGATGGCAGTTATCCCCCAAATTACGCTCCGACGTTAATCAGTACATTAAGAAGTATCGCTCTATCAATATTGAGTTCTGGAATTCAAACCAAGTCTACAACCCAACCACTGGAGAAACCTCATGAATAACTATGCATTTGAGTTCAACAACAAGGTTATCACCTTGACTAAATTACTCACCGTACTGGGTATTGACTTCAAAGGTCAGCCCACTACCCGTGATCTTTTCAGCATCAAGGAAGAGATCGCTACCATATTCGAGCTTGAGCTCGATGACGTTGTGGTTACCAGCAACGGGAGCCCGCTTCTATGAAACTGATAAAAGCTAGAAAAGCTGGTACTTGCCATCAATGCAAGCGCCCTATTAATAAGGGAGACCACTACGTCCGCCGGTCAAGTCGAATAGGTAGACCTCAGGATTCTCACATGAAAAATATTGATGGGATTCCTACGATGATTATGACGGGAATTACGATTGCCACCAAAGTATGTAAGCAATGCGTGGAGGGAGAATGAATCTATATCGAGCAATGCAAGTCGTGGAAGGGCTCTACGAGCCCAACTACGAAGATGAAATAACCGATGCCTGGCAACATCTTCATGACACGCGGGTAGCGTACAGCTTACAGGGCTGGTACGGGCGAACCTGTGTCCAGCTACTGGAAGCTGGGATAATCACCGACATAGGGGGGCGCTGGTCAGTGGAAGTCTCGCCTTCTGAACTTCACTAACAACCAACTGGAGAAAGATAATGAAAGAAGTAATAAAGTGGGACGATGAAAAAACGATGGCCTACCAGCCAGCCGATATTGAAAAGTTGCGGCCGGTGTTTGCTACGGCCACGGAGATTTGGTATCAAACATGGAAGGAACAGGGGGCCACCGACGAGGGGTCATGTTGCGGGGGCAAAGGTATCCAAGTCGTATACCTCGGCAAGCGCAAACGCAATTGGGAATGTAAAACAGTAGTGCTTTCACCCCCTGTGCAGGGGAATGTCTCAGCACACAGATCGGTAGGTCCGGCGCTTGAATATCTCAAGTCCGAAGGTGTGGACGCTACCTACTACGATGGTTGGATGGACTAAGGGGAGATACATTATGAGCAGTCAGGACACCATGAGATTGAGCACCGAGCTAATTGAACAGGCGAGACTTACCAAATTCAAGGTAAGCTGGCATGGTTGTTACGATGCCGAACCCAGAACCAATACCCTGGATGAGATTATCGGTGACCTTTCGCCTTTCTTTGCAGATAGAGATGTTGGATTCTCTTTTGAGCCTGAGTTCATTTATGAGCTCTGTGATTTGAATATTGATGAAGAGGCTATCTGGTGCGACATGAGCGGTGAGGTGCGCTTCACTAAATTAACTCACGGCAAAAATGGATAGGGAGGCTGAAGAATGACCAACGCTAAGAAAGAAGCTACTAAACATATGGTGGAAGGCACTCCTGAGCACACTATGAAAAAATCTTATGCAGCTATGAGCCAAGCACTGGCGGCAGCGCAAGCAAAGGACAGTGAGCTGTTTGCTAAATATAAGTCAGAACTCGATGACATAAGAGTAGTGGCTGAGAAAAGGATAGGAGTGACCCTAACTGATGACCAGTGTCTAGCTTATGTTATGCACTGGTTCAGGGGGTATATGGCACAGGTAAAAAAACGATGAGGGGACACAAGATGGATATACTGGAAGCATTAACGCGGATATGGAATGACCTTGACCGGACATGGAACGGGGATGAACGCCCCGACGATTGGGACACCACTTGCGAAGCAATGCACGCTATAATGGAAGAGGTTGGCGTGAGGTACGACGAGAACGGTGACTTGATCCCCGATGAGATTTAAAGGCGCGGGGTGGTTGAGCGGCGCTGGCGTGACGCCGTCAAAGGATGTTGGTTCCCCGCAATTCGCAGTCATGCGAACTCCGACTAGCATCCATCACGCCACTAATTCCGGTAAACACGCGCTTCTGCGTTACATTTCAGAAAGTTAGCAGGGTCATTGGGCGTGAAACGTAACGCTGCGTCGCCGTTTCACAACAACCCCTTCTCAACTAGCCGCTTTCGATTGATTTCATGAAGAGCCTTCACTGCACGTTTATGCTCGCCCGCGTAGGGAACAGCCAGTAATGATTTTACTAACAGATCATTTATGGTTCCACGCCTTCCACTTAATTTAATAGTCGCAAGGTATCTGCCAAACTTGCCCTTTGAATTGGTAGTGATCCGATAGACCTCACCCACTTTCAAATTTTTCTCAACACAGTTCTTGGCAAGGAAGCCATGTGCTTTGTGGGCCTTATCCCGGCTGCGAATTTCTGGGCAGTCGATACCGTACAATCTCACCCCCATCTTGATATGCGTATCGAACCCAACTGACATGAGTACCTCAATGGAGTCTCCGTCGATCACTCGTAAAATCTGACATTCGTATTGGTAGATGGTGGCTCCTCCTGTAGGTAGCAGTGGTTGGTGTACTTACGCAGCTCGTCGCCCGCGTGCGGTCAAACGCATCTCGCTGATCAGGTTCAGTGCCTGTTTCAAAAGTTTCAGGCCAGTGCCTGGGTAGCTGTCCTCCACCACAACCTTATGCAGAACTTCAGAGTGTTCTGGGGACAGCCTGTCATTTATCATCTTGATGGTGTATGCGTAAGGAAAATAGTAAGTCTTGCCCCCTTTGGGGGAAGCATTGACTATCATAGGTTCAAAGCTATGACTGTGTATGAACACATCAGCTTTGCTGCACTGGCCCAGAAAAAATTCTGCGGCCTGATGCTGGCTAATGCTAAGCACCTTCACCATCAACAGGACATCGATGACTGCCTGGTCACACGCCTTGATACGCGGGACTATCCCATGCTCAATGACGATAGCCCTCTTCAAAAGTCATCACTCCAGTGACCGTCAGTCACACCGGAATAGCGCTTCTCGTCATAGTCCGAATACGTTCCGTGAGTTACATCATAGCTCAGTCGGGTAGACCCGTGCTGGCCTAGCCAGCGAAACCGGCACTTCCAGCAATGTATTTCAACTGACTCCTCTGTGCGATGGACTGTGAGTCCGAGGTCGCTTTTTGCGAACCATGCTGCACTGCCGCTAATGTGGTTGCCGCCGACAACAGGATACTCACCTTTGTCATTGGGGTAGACCTTGGTCGGGTGAGCCACGAACCACACATGCAAGTCATGGGCTTTGGCGAAGGTGGTGATCTTGGTTAACATCGCACTGATCGACAGGTGTTCCTCACCTTCGCCCTGCTCGATAAAATTGTAGGGGTCTATGACAAGGCCGCGGCAGCCGGTTCTTAGAATGGCAGCCTTGGTGCGAGTGATAATAGAATCAATCGAGGAAGGCACGCCGTCCTTGTTATCGAGAAAAAGAAAATGCTCGTTGACAAATTCATACGCCTCATCGAGCTGCGCTTTGGTGATCCGCTTCTCACCTCTGAAGGATTGTTTGGTGATTTTTTCTACGAGCTTGCTGATGTGGTAGTGCGGAGGATTTTCAAAACTTGCGATGGCGAACTTCCAGTTTTCATTTTTAGCAAGATTAACCATGAGCTGGTCAACGAACTCGGACTTGCCGCTACTCGGCAGTCCGGTTATCACACTCAGTTGCCCAGGCGCGATCTTGAACAGGGGATCGAGCGAGGGAATTCCAGAGCTCACTCCACCATCGAGCCCCTTCTCGTACATGTCTTCGACTGCACCCAGATACTCCGAGGCGGTGTAGATGCCCTTGAGCGGGAGCGGTGTAGGGTTGGCGATTATCTCCCTGAGCTTCTCAGGTCCATGCTTGAGCAGCACATCGTTGCTGTCCTTGCATCCGCGTGGGTAATTCACCCTCCAGCACTTGGCTCGCCCGTCTGGGATACGCCTCGCGAGCTCCTCGGCCAAAGCTTCCCCGGCTGGGTCATCGTCGGTTGCCAGTATTATCTTCGGACACTCCAGCAGCTCACGCTCCTCCCAGAGATAGGTGAACTTTTTATCTTCATCTGGATGCACTTTACGATTGCTGACTTTGCTCGGAGCCCCGTTCGGACATGACACTGCGGTGATGCCTGCGGTAGCCAGTGCCAGAACATCCATCTCGCCCTCGCAAATGATCAGGGTATCTGGTTCCGGTGGAACGAACTCTATCCCATAGAAGGTACGAGCCGCTCCGCTCTGGGTCCACGCCTTGGTCTTCATGCTTCGCCACTTGACCGCCCGCTCGTCGGTGTCCCTGTCATAAACAAAACCGATAGCGTCCTGTTCACCGTAGTCCCGAAAAAATTTCGGGGCGCAGGCCAGACCAAACTTAGTGGCCAGAGATTCATCAATCCCACGGGCCTTCAGCCACTCGGTCATAGGGCTGAGGTTGGTGCTTGCGGGAAGAGTGACGGGTACAGGCTTGCGCCTGGGAGGAGGGCTGTAAGGCTGGCGTTGAACGCCGCCCTCGCTCTCGCAGTGATGACACTTGTACAGTATGACATCGTTTTGGACGGTAACGGACAATGATTTTTCGTTCTTTTTCTTGCGTGTTTCGCTGCACATTGGGCAGCAGATACGGCAACTTTCGGTGAAGTTACCGATGACTTCTTCGACGACCCCCATTAGGTGAACTCCTATAGATTCTTGATTAGTGACATCCCTCGCATCTTGCTTTGTAATTCGTTCATGTCGGCCATCGCATCGATTTCGTGAAGAATTTCTAGGCGGTCATAGCCGCAGATTTGACAGCACAGATTAAAATTTTTCGACAAGAAAAACAACAGCGCATTTTTCTTTTCTTGAGGTGATGACATGTCTCGAATAGACCTGACAATAATTTTACGGCATAGTTCCTTTTGTGCATTATCGATAAGAACATCAGCTTTCTTCATCGGAAATCTCCAGAGGTGTCATCACAATTTCGGCACGCGGATTTTCCCGATCCAGCCCCCACGTTATGATCTTCTTTTTTACCTGTCTGTCATTCTTAATCCAGAATCCCTGAAGGCAATCGAGGATGACACTCTCGTCCAGATCAGGCCGACGAGTGGCATAGTAGATTGTCATCGCGACACAAACATCTTCTGTCACCAGGGGATTGAGCTTATTGCACTGTCCACCAAATGCCTTCACATAGTTGCGAGCCTTCATGGATTTGATGAACATCGGTTTTCCGCGGGAATAAACCAGTTGCCTTGAATTTGCCTTGGAAGCTGGCTCACCATAGATAGTGATCTGATGTAGAAATGAGGTTGTTGACATAGAGTGGATACTACTATAGGATCAAATTTTTTAAAAGCGTTTAAAATTTTTATGAGCAAAATGAACGATTACGTTATTGACCTGCATGAAAAAGGTCTAATATCCCTGGACACCAATGGAGATTACATCATGAACAACGACCACTTCCCGCCTCAGCCTGAGCCGGTTGAGGAGAAACCCGCCTTCAAGATTGAGAAGGGTATTCCGATGCCAGCCAGCCTGCGCCACAAGGACCGATGGACACACCTTCCCTTCGACAAGATGGAGGTCGGGGATTCCTTTGTCGTTGACGATATGCACAGCAAAGAAGACGAGACCTCTCTGCGAGGGCGAGCCACCCGTGAGAACAATCGCGATGATGGTAAATTCTTCTCGGTGGTCAAGAACCCTGATCTGGCCAATAGCATGAGAGTCTTCCGTATCCAATGAAAGTCACCAACAAATTCAATCTGCCCCAGCCGGTCGTCACTGCCCTGAACAAGGACGACTACAACAGCGGGGGCAGTCACCGTAGCATCACCCAGTTGATTGACAGCCCTCGCGTATCGATTCTTCGCAAGGAATTTGACGAGGATCGCACTGAAGATGTCTCCGACAAGCTGTGGAGCGTGCTGGGAACAGCCGTTCACAAGATGTTCGAGGATACCGCCAGCGGTGATTACATTTCCGAGGAAAGAATCCACACCAAACATTCCAACTGGGACATCTCCGGTGCCATTGATCTTCAACTCATTGAACCGGACGGTGTTACCTTGATTGACTATAAATGCACCTCGGTGTGGAGTGTCATCTTCGACAAACCGGAGTGGCATAACCAGTTGAACGCCTATGCGTGGCTTGTGAGGCGTTCTAGGGGGCTTTCCGTCAAGACCTTGCAGATATGTGCAGTGCTGCGGGATTGGAAGCAGAGGGACGCTGAGAGCAAGCAGGACTATCCCAAAGCCCCGCTGGTCGTTATCGACATTCCTGTCTGGGATGACGAGAAACAGGATGAATATATGGATGGACGCATCAAGCTGCACAGTGAGGCAGAGTTCGCCCGTCTGACCGGAGAACGGCTGCCCCCGTGCAGTACGCAGGAGCGCTGGGGTCGTGACCCAACCTATGCTGTCAAGAAAGACGGCCGTAAGACCGCGGTAAGAGTCTTCAACTCCGACAACGAAGCCCGTGCCTATATAGGAACAATCACCAAAGACCAGAAGAAACACAGCGTGCAACACCGCCCAGGCGAAATGACACGTTGCAAACAGGATTGGTGCGGCGTTGCCATGTGGTGCGATCAGTATCAGGGAGAGTCATGAACCTAGCCGAAGACAAGGAAATATATGAAAAATGCATAGGCATTGCCCGCAGAGTAAACGGATTCAAATGGTCTCTCAACGGAGACCGCATCATCCTCACCGGCAACGGACGGACCCGCAGCATTCCGCGTGAGATGTTTTTCAAATTAGATGCTAACGAAATTATAAATTTACTGGAGAGAATTGTATGAACGAAGATAAGTGGGAACAAATCGAAGAGGAAGCCGACGCACGACGGGAACGTCTTGACGCCGCCCGTGAGATTTCGAGTTTTATGGACTCGGAAGAAGGGGAAAAATACCTCAACGATGTAGGGCAAGCCTATGCCGTTGTGTGGGCGCATCTTAGCAAGGTGGATGTCACAGTGCATGTGCAACAGCGTAAAGGCTACGGTGACAAGAAGCTGGATTATATATCATGGGCCAGTTGCTGGGGCTTCCTGATGGAATTTTATCCAGACTTCCGCCGAGAGTTTGGCCCTAATGAAGTACATCCAGATGGTTCGGTGTTCGTTCATTGCACCCTGTGGATTCGCACCAACAGCATGGTGCTCTCTCAAAGTGAACGTCTTCCTGTTACGGACAACAGCAATAACGCCGTCGTGAATCCAGACTGCGACCTAATCAACACCGCCCAGCAAAGGTGCTTTGTGAAGTGTGCTGCCCTGTTCGGGCTAGGCCACCGCCTGTATCTGGGAAAAGAGGTTAGAGATCGTCTGGATAAAGCGGAAGGCAAAGAAGTTCCCCAACAGCCAGAACCCAAGGCAGCTCCCAAACCAGAGAAGCCTAAAGCAGTGCCGCCCAAGGCACAGCCCAAGCCGAAGCCAGCTCCCACACCGGAAGCTGTATCAGAACCAGAACTAGACGGCCACCCTGTTGCTCCGGCCCTCACCGATGAGGACAAGACCAACATGGTCGCCAGCCTGATCAACATGGCGAGAGCTACCTGTCAGACCCCCGCCAGCTTGATCGATTTCTGGAACACTAACAAGGGAGATATCAATCTTCTCGACCAAAAGAGCCCCGAATTCAAGCAGCTTGTAGAGGGGCTCAATAAATTGAAAGAAGTTTTGGCTATCGCCAAACCACAAAAAAAT